TGGTGATCGCGTTCATTACGAAGATGCTGCGTTACTGGGCGGACAACGTGAGCGATGTGCATTACCGCAAGGCGGTGACCGTCGGTGATAGCGACATGGGCCTGTTCAACTATACGGCTCTGACGTTCTTCCGCGACCGGCTGCAGCACGGGCAGCAGGTCAACACAGTGTTCAAGCGATTCGAGCGCACCGGCGCCAGCTGGTTCAGACACAAGTGAGACAGGATGAAAGAGCCAAGGGTATATGGCAGCAAGTGGAATAAAGCACGGCTGCAATTCCTTCAAGAGAACCCGTTGTGCGTGATGTGTCAGGAGCAGGGCCGCATCGTTGCGGCCAGCGTCGTTGACCACATCGTCGGGCATAAGCTTAAGGATGCGTTGCTGACCGGCAATCCTGCGATTATTAAGCCAGCTCAGAAATTATTCTGGGACAGGAAGAACTGGCAACCGTTGTGCAAGCTGCATCACGATTCGACAAAGCAGCGCATGGAGAAGAGCGGCCATGTCTCGGGCTGCGACGAGCACGGGATGCCGATCGACCCAAAATCTCACTGGAATAATTTCATAAGCAAATGATATCGATTCTCAGGTGGGCGGGGGGAGGGCAAAAGTTTGAGGCCGAGGCCCGCAAAGACCGACCACTGTCCTTTCTGTGCACAACCGCGAAATGAAAAGTTTTTTTCTGGGCTGTTTTCGGCCTAAATCGAATAGTTGCATGTGAAACCATTTTACTTGCAATTGATACAAATTCTCGTTTGAAAGGGAGGTTTCTATGGCCGGTCGTCGCCCGAAACCGACCAAGTTAAAATTGGTAACTGGTAATCCGGGCAAAAGAAAACTGAATGAAAAAGAGCCCAAGCCCGCGAGAGAAATTCCGAGCCCGCCGTCTCATCTGACTGATTGGGGCAAAACAGCCTGGGGGCGGCTGACTGTACTGCTCGATGGAATGGGCGTCCTTACTGTCGCAGACACGATGGCCCTTGAGCGGCTTTGTGATTTGTACGCGGAAATCCTGCATCTGCGACAGCTCATCGAAATTGAAGGTCGCACCTACACAACGAAAACCCAAATGGGTGATTTCCTGATCAAGGCAAATCCGGCGGTTTCAATGTTGGCAGATGCCGATCGTCGTTTTAAAAGCTATCTGGTGGAATTCGGCCTGACGCCTGCCGCCCGTACAAAGGTGCATGTGAATGGTGACCAAGAAGAAGACGACCCGCTCAACCAGTTCTTCGGTTGATGCTGCGACGCAATATGCGCTGGACGTAACGGAAGGGAAGATTCTTGCCGGTCCAGACATTCGCAACGCCTGCGCCCGGCATATCCGGGATTTAGAACACGGTCCGTCTCGAGGTCTTTTTTGGGATGTTGAGGCGGTAGAACGCGTCATTACCTTCTTTGCGAAAGTGCTGAAGCTGAACGGCGGCGATCATGAGGGTAAGCCATTCATCCTTCTACCCTGGCAGAGTTTTATAGTGGGATCGCTTTTTGGATGGAAAGCGGAAGACGGTACCCGCCGGTTTCGTATGAGCTACATCGAGTCTGGTAAGGGTTCTGGTAAATCCCCGCTGGCGGGCGGCGTTGGCCTTTATTGCCTCGTTGCCGACAAGGAAGCCCGCGCGGAAATCTACGCGGCGGCCACTAAAAAAGACCAGGCGATGATCCTATTCCGCGATGCCGTATCGATGGTCGATCAGTCACCGGCGCTGGCGCAAAGAATTGTGAAGTCAGGTACCGGTTTAAACGTATGGAATCTGGCTTTTTTGCAGAGCGGTTCCTTTTTCAAACCCATCAGCTCCGACGATGGGCAATCCGGACCGCGTCCGCACTGCGCACTGATTGACGAAGTGCACGAACACAAAACCAACACCGTTGTTGAGATGATGCGCGCCGGAACAAAGGGGCGGCGTCAGGCGCTAATGTTCCTGATCACCAACAGCGGGCATGACAAAACCAGCGTTTGTTATGACTACCATGAATACGGTCGAAAGATTGCGGCCGGTATGGAAGAAGATGACAGCTTTTTCAGTTTCATCTGTTCTCTGGATGAAGGGGATGACCCTTTCAAAGATGAATCTTGCTGGGGTAAGGCTAACCCCTCCCTCGGCCAGACATTCACAGATAAATACCTTCGCGAGCAGGTCACGCAGGCGCGCGGAATGCCAGCAAAAGAAAGCATTGTCCGTCGCCTTAACTTTTGCCAATGGGTTGATGCGGCTAACCCTTGGATGGGCAGCGATGTCTGGATAGGTTGCGAGTCGGATTTTGACCCGGACGAGATGATCGGTGAAGAGTGTTACGGCGGCCTTGACCTGTCAGGTACGCGAGACTTAACCGCGCTGGCGCTCTACTTCCCGCAAAGAAAACGCCTGATTGTTGAGTTCTGGACGCCGAAAGAGACGCTTTTGCACCGGGCTAAGACAGACCGAGTGCCTTATGACATGTGGGAGAAAAAAGGGTTCTTACACGCTACGCCGGGCAACGCTGTCAAATATGGGTTTGTTGCAGAGCGTATCGCCGAGCTCGCGCTGAAATTCCAGATCAAGGCTATCGCCTTTGACCAATACCGCATTAAGTATCTCGAGCCTGAGCTTGATGAGGCTGGTGTGGGTGTACAGCTCATTCAGCATGGACAGGGGTTCTATAAAGCGGCTGACTCTGGCCTGTGGATGCCGCATTCCATCGAGTTATTCGAAGGGTTGTTGGATGACAAAGAAATCGAGATCCACCTTAACCCCTGCCTCCGTTGGAACGCAGCATCAGCCGTGATTGAAACAGACCAAAAGAACAACCGAATTTTTGCAAAGAAAAAGAGTACCGGCCGCATCGATGGCGTGGTTGCTGCGGCAATGGCGATCGGTGCGGCTGACGGGGAGGTTGAAGACGATTTCAACCTAGATGATTTTCTGTCGAGACCGATGAGCATGTAATGTCAGAAACCAACTATAGCATTGACCTTCGCACCAATAATGGTCTGTGGGCGCGCATGGCATCGTGGTTTGTCGGTGGGCGTCTGGTGAACCCCGATCAGGGATCACAGACCGGGCCGGTGTCGGCGCATGGTCATTTGGGTGATTCTTCCATCACAGATGAACGTGCACTGCAGATATCCACTGTGTGGGCCTGCGTACGCCTCATATCTTCCGTGACGTCGTGTTTACCTCTCGACGTATTCGAAACCAAGAACGATAACCGTCAAAAGGTTGATCTTAATAACCCGCTTGCCCGGTTATTACGGTATTCCCCGAACCAGTACATGACCGCTCAGGAATTTCGAGAGTGCATGACCATGCAGCTGGCGTTTTACGGCAATGCGTATGCGCTGGTGGAGCGCAATGGCGCGGGCGACGTGATCAGCCTCTTGCCGTTAAATTCGGTCAACATGGACGTGCGGCTGGAAGGGAAGAAAATTGTTTACCGGTATAAGCGGGACTCGGAATACGCCAACTTTACGCAAAAAGATATTTTCCATCTTAAAGGATTCGGGTTTAACGGGTTAGTTGGCATGTCACCGATCGCCTTCGCGACAAAAACCGCTGGTGTTGCGGTGGCGATGGAAGACCAGCAACGCGAGTTTTACGCTAACGGTGCTAAATCCCCGAAGATTCTGTCAACAGGCGACAAGGTTTTAACGAAAGAGCAGCGCGATCAGCTTCAGGAGAACTTCAAAGAAATCGCCGGAGGTCCGGTTAAGAAACGCCTCTGGATCCTCGAGGCCGGATTTACCGCGCAGGATATCGGCGTCAGCCCACAGGATGCCGAGACAATGGCCTCCCGTAAATTTCAGGTTAGTGAGATTGCCCGCTTCTTCGGTGTGCCGCCTCATCTGGTGGGCGACGTTGAGAAATCTACCAGCTGGGGTACCGGCATTGAGCAGCAGAACCTGGGTTTTCTGCAATATACCCTTGAACCGTACCTTACCCGCTGGGAGCAGTCGATCTGGCGCTGGCTGGTGAAACCCTCAGATATTAGCCGTATTCACGCCGAACATAATCTTGACGGCTTACTGCGGGGCGATTCTGCTTCACGTGCAACCTTCATGACAACCCTGGTGAACAGCGGCCAGCGGACGGTGAATGAAATGCGGCGTCTGGATAACCTGCCGCCGCTACCTGGCGGAGACGTAGCGACGCGACAGTCGCAGAACGTGCCGATCACTGAATTAGGTAACAAGGACCCCGCAAATAGCGGGGTTTAGTCTTTATGGGGGTAGCGATGCGCAGCATCAATAAAACACTCGCCTTTGATCAGGCGGAAATCAAGTTTTCCGGCGACGGTAAGTTGGGCATTTTTGAAGGCTACGCATCGGTGTTCAACAACACGGATTCGGACGGCGACATTATTTTGCCGGGTGCGTTTAAAAACGCGCTGACGAACCAGACCCGCAAGGTGGCGATGTTCTACAACCACCGAACATGGGAGATGCCGGTCGGTAAATGGGAAAACCTTGAAGAAGACAGCAAAGGCCTGTTGGTTCGAGGCGTACTTACCCCCGGACATTCTCAGGCCAATGACCTGAAGGCGGCGATGCAGCACGGCACCGTTGAAGGCATGTCGGTTGGATTCAGCGCGTCGAAAGATGATTACAGCCTCGGCACGTCCGGGCGGATCTTTAAAAACGTGGCGGCGCTGCGTGAAATCAGTATCTGTACCTTCCCGGCCAACGAGCTTGCCGGGGTTTCATCCCTGAAGAGTATCGACGGCGTAGAAAGCATTCGTGATGCGGAAGAGTGGCTGAGGGACTCAGTTGGCCTATCCAAATCAGAAGCACAGGGCTTTATCGCCCGCATTAAGTCTGCTGTTCGGAGCGAGTCCGAAGGCGACTCAAAAGACCTCACTGCTCTCATCGAGCGAATTAAAAACTACTCCCCACTTTTGTCAGGAAAATAAATATGTCTGAATTAGCTGATATTCAAAAGGCCATTGAAGAGTCCCAGAAAAACGTGACTCAGTTGTTCGAAGCGCAGAAACAAGAAATCGAAGCCACCGGCAAGATCTCAAAACAGCTGCAGGATGATTTGGTCAAGGTTCAAGATGAGCTGAAAACCGCCGGTACCCGCCTGTTTGATATGGAACAGAAATTCACCTCTGGCGCTGAAAATCCGGGAGATAAGAAATCTTTCTCTGAGCGCGCCGCAGAAGAATTGGTGAAATCATGGAATGGCAGCAAAGGCAGCTTCGATGCTCAGACTTTCAATAAGTCTCTGGGCAGCGATTCAGCCTCTGCCGGCACCCTGATCCAGCCGATGCAAGTACCGGGCATTATCATGCCGGGCCAGCGACGTCTGGTCATCCGTGACCTTCTGGCTCAAGGTCGAATCTCCAGTAACTCACTGGAATACGTCCGCGAAGAGCTGTTCACCAACAACGCCAAAACGGTTGCAGAAAAAGCGCTGAAACCTGAGTCCGATATCACCTTCAGCAAACAAACGGCAAACGTTAAAACCGTTGCCCACTGGATCCAGGCATCGCGTCAGGTGATGGATGATGCGCCGATGCTGCAGTCTTATGTCAACAACCGCCTGATGTACGGTCTGGCGCTGAAAGAAGAAGACATGCTGTTGAATGGTGACGGCACCGGCGACGACCTGGACGGCATCAACCATGTGGCAACGGCCTATGACCAGACGCTGAACGAAACCGGTGATACCCGCGCGGACCTGATTGCACACGCTATTTATCAGGTCACCGAGTCAGAATTTAGTGCGTCAGGCATTATCCTGAACCCACGCGACTGGCACGGTATTGCGCTGCTGAAAGACAACGAAGGGCGCTATATCTTCGGCGGCCCACAGGCATTCACCAGCAATGTGATGTGGGGGCTGCCGGTAGTACCGACACGCGCGCAGGTTCAAGGCACCTTCACCGTGGGCGGCTTCGATATGGCGTCGCAGGTTTGGGATCGTATGGATGCCAGCATTGAAGTAAGCCGCGAAGACCGCGATAACTTCGTTAAAAACATGCTGACCATCCTGTGCGAAGAGCGTCTGGCGCTGGCGCATTACCGTCCGAAGGCGCTGATCAAAGGTACTTTCCAGCAAACCACTTAATCAGGGGAGGGGGCGGCAGGCCCGCCCCGATTTTCGATGACGATTAAAGTGACGGACGTTGTGCCGATTGAAGAGCTTCGGCAGCACATCGAATTTGATGGCGATGATCGCGACGCGCTGATCACCCGCTATGCACAAAGCGCGCTCGATTACTGTCTTCGCTGGTGTGATGATCCCGCATGGAAGGTTGCTGAAGATATTCCTCAGCCCGTTGTTATGGCGATGCTTTTGGTCTTTGGCGACCTGTTTGAGCATCGAACCAGCCAGACAGAGGTGCAACTTTACGCCAACCGCGCAGCTGAAAGCCTGATGTGGCATTGCCGCAACTGGGAAAATGTGACGCCTGCCAGCGAGGAGACGACGTAATGGAACCTGGCCGCTTCAGACATCGAGTCACTATTCAGAATTTCACCACGATCAGAACGCCATCAGGTCAACCCACTGAGGCGTGGGCGGATGTGGCCACGGTCTCAGCAGAGGTTAAAGCGATTTCTGGCCGGGAGTTTATTGCCTCCGGCGCTGAGCTGGGAGAGGCAACCGTTAGGGTGTGGATGAGATATCGAAATGACGTTAAATCTACGTCTCGGTTGTTGTTTCGCGGGGAAATCTACGAAATTAAATCGCCGCCGATCCCTGATGCAAGATTTACCCGGTTGGAAATTCTCTGCGGGAATGGGGTGAAGCAATGATCGGAGCCAATCTGGATTTTAGCGATCTTCTCAATTTGGCGGAGGATTTGGCCGTTCTGAGCAAAGCCGAAACCAAAAGGGTGCTCAATCAGGCCGCGCGGGCTGGCGCTGAAGTGATACGTGATGCCGTTGCAGAAGGTGCGCCGAAACGCACCGGGAAGCTGGCACGTAATATCGTCGTGGTGAGCCGTAAGTCAGGACCGGGTGAAGCGGTGGCCGGTGTTCATATTCGCGGTACCAATCCCAACGGAACGAACAGCGATAACACAACCAAGGGTGCCAGCCGTAATAACGCCTTTTACTGGCGCTTCATCGAGCTGGGCACATCAAAGATGCCCGCGAATCCTTTCGTTCGCCCTGCCTACGATACCAATCAGGAATTGGCGGCTCAGGCCGGGTTTGATGAGCTGAACAAGGCCATTGATGAGGTATTGTCAAAATGACCGAAGCCGATATTTACCCTCTGATCGGCGGGCTGTGCACCGGTAGAGTTTTTCCCTATGTCGCGCCGCAGGGCACCGTTGCGCCGTGGCTGGTGTTCAGCCTGCCGTCAGATAATGAGGATGACGTCATGTGCGGGCAGTCCGGGGCGTCGTCGAACTCCGTCCAGATTGACGTTTATGCCACAACGATAGACGAGGCAACGGCTATCCGGGCTCAGGCCAAAGAAGCGCTCAAGCCATTGATGCCAACCTCCCTCATGGGTACAAAGGGTTACGAATCTGACACCGGCTTATACCGGGCGACGATCGAAGTTCAAATCTGGGAATAGTTTCACTCACCCCAATCAGCCGCCTCCGGGCGGTTTTTTTATGTCTGGAGATCATCACATGGTCAGTAAGTACGAAAAAACGCAGGGAACACTCGTCAGTATTTCCAGCGCGCCGGCGACCGCACCAAATCCCGTTGGCGCTACCTGGATTGATGCCCAATGCGCGACGAAGGAAATCAGCTACACCGGCGGCCAGAAGTCAGATATTGACGTGACCACGCTGTGCTCAACCGAACAGGAACAGACAAACGGTCTGGCTGCACCCGCTGAAATGACGCTTTCCCGCAACTGGGCTGGCAGCGAAGCCGCGCAGGAAGCGCTGCAAACGGCATACGACAACGACGAGATCCGCGCGATTAAAGTCGTTTTCCCGTCAGGCAACGGCTTTGCCTATCTCTGCGAAGTTCGCCAGAACTCATGGAGCGCATCGACGTCCGGCGTGGTCACCGCGTCGTACACGCTGCGCATCAAGGGCAAGCCTGAGCGTATCCGTCCGGCAACAACCTAAGCGGCTTCGGCCGCTTTTTTATTACCTGAAACTTACCGGGGAAATTAATGAGCAAAGTTAAATCGGCCGTATCACTTCGCACGCTGGCGCTGGCGCCGCTATCGGGTTTTCGTAAGAAAGTTGTGACCGTTCCTGAATGGGGCGATGCAGCCGTGACGATCCGCGAGCCCTCTTCTAAGGGATGGATTGAATGGCAACAGGTCATCAGCCCCGAAGTGCCGGAAGGCCAGGAGCCGGTAAAAATGACACCGGCGCAGACCGTTCACCGCAACATGCAGGCCGACGTCATTCTCTTTATCGATGTGCTTTTAGACGAGAACGACCAGCCAGTCTTCAAAGAGGAAGATCGGGCGCAGGTCGAAAAGATTTACGGTCCGGTGCATTCCCGTTTGCTTAAGCAGGCGCTGGAACTTAGCACCACGGCGGAAGCCGCTGAAAAAAAGTCAGAGAGCCCGGCACCTTCTTCTTAATGACGCTGGCGCTCAGGCTGGGACGCACGTTGCATGAGCTGAAAAATACACTTCCCGCCAGTGAGCTGAAGTTGTGGATGGAGTTTGACCGCATCAGCCCGATCGGGGACCGGCGCGCCGATCTGCATGCCGCACAAATCACCGCCGCCGTATTCAACGCTCAGGGCGGTAAGGTCAGTCTTGATGATGCCCTGCTTCAGTGGGAGGAGGCCGAAGTGGAAACAGAAGAAAACGGCCTCGAAGGATTCCTCGGCAAGCTTGCAGATTAACACCCGCTCCGGCGGGTTTTTTTATGGGTGAAATATGGCAACGCTGCGCGAACTAATTATTAAAATCTCTGCTAATTCCACGTCGTTTCAAAGTGAAATAGCCCGCGCCTCGCGTATGGGTGAAAACTATTACAGAACGATGGAGCAGGGAAGCCGCAGGGCAGAGTCCGCATCGCGTCAAAGCCAGCGCGCAATCGCCGACCTTAACGGCCAGTTATCGGGCATCAGCGATACTGCCAAAGATATGGCGGGGATTTTCGCCGGAGCATTCGCCACCGGCCACCTGATCAATCTTGCCGACGAATGGAATCAGGTTAATGCCCGTTTAAAACAGGCATCTCAATCGACAGAAGATTTCAGCAATAACCAAAAAGCGCTGATGGCCATTAGCCAGGTGACGGGCACGGCCTTCGGGGATAACGCCAGCCTGTTTGCGCGCTCTGCTGCATCGATGCGCGAATTCGGGTATTCCTCGCAGGACGTTTTGAAAATCACCGAGTCAGTTTCGACCGGATTAAAGCTGTCCGGGGCAAGCGCGGAAGAAAGCAGCTCTGTTATTACACAGTTCAGCCAAGCGTTAGCGCAGGGCGTTCTGCGCGGCGAAGAATTCAACGCTGTGAACGAGGCGGGCGATCGTGTGATCCGCGCCCTGGCTGCGGGCATGGGCGTTGCCAGAAAAGATTTAAAGGCAATGGCCGATCAGGGCCAGCTCACGATAGACAAAGTGGTGCCCGCGCTCATCAGCCAGCTCGGCACGTTGCGCGGAGAGTTTGCCAGCCTCCCGGCGTCTGTCAGCGGGTCAGTAACGAAAGTTGAAAACGCCTTTCAGGCATGGGTTGGTGCGCAGAATCAGGCAACCGGCGTCACCGCTTCACTGAGCGGTCTGCTGGACGGTCTCGCGAACAACATGGATCAGGTCGCCTCTACTCTCGGCGTTCTGGTGGGTATTGGCGCGGCGCGCTTCTTTGGCAACATGGCGTCAGGCGTCGGTACAGCCACGACGCAAATGATCGCAGCGCAGCGGGCTGAAGTTGCTCTGGCTGCTGCACAGGTTCGCGGCACGCAGATTTCCACAGCCCGCGCCCGTGCAACAGTTTACCGAGCTCAGCAAGCTAAGGCAGCAGCCGTTAGCGCTGACCAACAAGCCGCAGCAGAGAGAAGATTAACGGCTGCACAAGCTCAACTAACAAGAAATATGGCTGCCCGCGAGGCAGCGCAGACCCGTCTCAACTCAATTTCATCGATAGGTGCTCGTCTCGGGAGTGGCCTTTTAGGCGCGGTTGGAGGAATACCGGGTATTGTTTTAGGGATCGGCGCTGCATGGCTTTATACATCGCAGCAAAATGAACAGGCGAGAAGAGAGGCCCAAGAATACGGTAAGGCTATTGAAGATATTAGGCAAAAAACCAAATCAATGGGCCTTACCGATGCATCAGATAATATCCCTAAAGCACAATCTGCCTTTGCGGAACAAAATAGACTCATTGAGGAACAGAGTAAGAAAGTTAAATCTCTTCAAGGCGACATAAATACATTAAATGAGGCTCGTAATAACCCTTCATATAGTGGCTATGTTAAAGATACCGATTTAATTAGTTCGGTAACAGCTGTAACAGCAAAGCTTGCGGTTGAGCAAGAACGTCTTAATCAGATGCAATCAAAGTCTGACGAAATTCAGTCTGTTTTGGCTGGTTTGGAATATCGCCGCATTGAATTAATTCGGCAGCAGGCCGCCGAGCAAAATACCGCTTATCAGTCCCTGTTGATGATGAACGGCCAGCATACTGAATTTAACCGCCTTCTCTCCCTGGGTAACACGTTGTTGCAGTCCCGCGCCGGTCTGGTCAATTCGCCGATGCGCGTGCCGCAGGCAGAAGTTTCAACCAAGGATCAGCAGAGCTTACAGCAGAGGCAGCAGCAGGCTGAGCTAGCAGGCCTGACCGGTCTGTCGAAAGTACGCAAGCAGGCGCAGTTTGATTTGGAGAAAATGGGGAAAACTGGCGCGGAAAATGCCACGTACTCCATCCAGTACACCAAAGCCTTAGAAGACGAATACAACAATACCCAGCGGTTAGCTGATGCCAAAAAAGGCGCGAGTGCCGCAACCAAAGAGCAGAACAAAGCCGAGCGGGAAGCCGCGGCGCAGGCTGAGCAGTACACGCGAAAGATGGCCGATCTGAGTGTGGCGATTGAGGTGCAGAGGGTCAGAGCGACTGAGGGTGAAAAGGCGTCCGAACTTTACGCTGCGTCTCACCAGACCGGTACCAAATGGACGGAAGCGCAAATCAAGGCGATCCGCGAATCATCTGAAGAACTGGCGAAGTGGAATCAGAAAGCGGATGAAACGGTCAGAAAGCAGCGTGAGCAGGCCGACGCGCTGAAAGACCTCACGGACGCTGCCAGAAAATACCGCGACGAAACCGCACTCACAACGGAGACGGCTGGCCTCAGTGACCGTCAGCGTTCTCGGTTTGATGAAACGCAGCAGGTTAACCGGGTTTTCGCCAAAACCGACCAGGGCGCAGCTGCTATCTCAGCACGCAACGCTGCACTGACAGAACTGGACAATAAGTATAAGGCAACGGCGGCAGCTGAAGCTGACTGGATGTCCGGCGCTTCTCGGGGTTACAGCAACTGGCTGGAAGAAATCAGTAACGTGTCCGGCACTGTTTCCGATGGTGTTAAAGCCACGATGGATAGCGCCTTCTCAAATGTGACCTCCATGCTCGAAGGCAACAAAGTCAGCTGGAAGTCATGGGGCGTTTCTGTTCTGCAGATCATCGAGAAAGTGGCGCTCCAGATGGCGGCGGTGAGCCTGATGGGCGGAAGCAGTGGCAGTTCAGCGTGGGGAGGCCTTTTGGGTACGATTGCCGGTGGCGCGGCCAGTTACTTTGGCGGCGGTGCCGCGGCATCCTCCTCAAATGCATTTTCCTCAGGTTCTTACAGCAATCTCTCGTTCAATGCGAAAGGCGGCGTTTACGACTCCCCATCCCTGAGCTCTTTCAGTAACGGGGTATACAGCTCACCCACTATGTTCGCCTTTGCGAAAGGTGCGGGCGTATTTGGTGAAGCGGGGCCAGAAGCGATCATGCCACTGACTCGCGCTGCAGATGGCTCATTGGGTGTCAGGGCGCTGGGTTCAGGCGGTTCAGGATCAGGCGGTGCCCCGCAGGTTTACATCACGATAGACAGCAGCGGCAATGCCAGTACGGAATCCTCGGGCGGCTGGGAACAGTTCGGCACGCAGATCGCCAACTATGTAAACCAGTTATATCAGCAGAACAAGGCGAAGGATTTGCGCCCGGGCGGCGACATCTGGAACGCAATGAAAAACAGCAGGTGATCATGGCTATTCAAACATTCACGTGGTGCCCACGCTTAAATGCCGAAGCCGATACTACATTTCGAACCAGGAAGGTGCAGTTCGGCGACGGATATACGCAGGTTGCTGGCGATGGTTTAAACACCAAAAGTCAAAAGTGGACGCTTAGTTTCACCGGTAATGAAAATTACATCGGTGCGATCAAAACGTTTCTGGATTCGCATCAGGGGACAGCGGCATTCCTTTGGAAACCGCCGCTCGAACCATTGGGCATGTTCCGCTGCGACACCTATAAACCCACGGCGCTCGGTGCGGACAAATTCAACCTCGATGCCACTTTCGAACAGGCGTTTAAACCATGAGTATCAACAGCGATTATCAGAAACT